ACAAAGGTCTACGGTGACGACAACGTACTGAACGTGTCTGATGCCGTTGCGGAGGAATACAACATGGACACTCTCCGCGCGGCTGCTCCGTCAATTGGTGTGAAATACACTGATGCTGACAAGGAGGATCAGAACCCGCCCAAATACCGCACTCTTACTGAGATTTCGTTCCTGAAAAGGGCGTTCCGGTGGGAGCCGCGTGTTGGCAGGTACGTCGCACCCCTCGATTTGCAAACCTTGCTGGAGGTGAGCTACTACACCAAAGACAAAGGCTCGGGAGATGCAATCACCCGGACCAACGTCGAGCGTACGTTCCGAGAGCTTGCGCTTCACGGTGAAGAAGTTTACAACGAATGGTCCAGTAAGATGGTCGAGGAGCACAATCGTCGCACCCGAACTCCGCTCACAGCACCCCCTTTCCAGCTTGCACTGGAGGAGGTGACTGGGGAGGAGGGGTATTACTTTGACCCCTCTTTGGAGTGAGTTAGTTCACTCCCCCTTGGTGTGTGGGGTTAGGACACACCACGTGGTCGCGCACGGAATAAAACGCAAGAGGCTGTTGTCTGGTTTCACTGCTCGCACATCATCATATCCGGGTCCTTAAGATGTGTGAGTTAGCTTTCAACAGTAACGTTCCTGGCCATCGTGCCAAACGCCACCAGGGTGGAACAGAAATACCCAGGGGAACCCGGGGCCAAGTGTAAGAGGTAGTTCACTCGCACCTGGCTTTAAATGGAACTGCAGACTCAGAAGATACAACGCAGAATCACGTCCTTAAAACCGACGATGCACAACATGCTACCACATCGTTTAGCACAGAAGCTATCACTCGGGAAGTTGAGGCCACTAATCCGGGAGCACCCCAGATTATGCTGACGAAGCAACCTGATTGGAGTCGCTTGACGTTGGAAGCACTTCTTTCCCAACCGGTCCCACTGCTGCAAGGTGCACAACAACCTGGAAACGCCATTAATGTCACCTTTGCCAGCCACAGCGCCCTTCTTGAGGCGTCCCAGTTTCACCTCGATAAATTGAGGGGTTATCTGGGTCTTCGTGCCACAGTCACTTTTCGACTTGTGGTGAACGCAGACAAATTTACTATGGGAAGACTTGTCTTGAGTTATCAACCATCCAATGTGTATTACCTGGAGAGGCGATCTGATTACAGACACGTTTCTCAATTGGAGCACGTTGAACTTGATCTCAACACTGATACGGAAGCCGCACTTTCTATTCCACATAGGGGTCCATACACACATTTTGACCTCACGAACAAGAAGTACGACACTGGCTTTTTCCGAATCACGGAGTATTTATTGCACCGTGGTAATCCTTATTCCTGGACAATTTACGCCAGCTTCAGTGACATTGACCTCTTGGGTCCCACAGCTGTCACTACCGTGGCGTACCAGGGTAATTTGGAGATTGAGGAGAAGAAAGAACCGATATCATCGAAACTCGCTCAATTGTCTTCTGTTGCCACTTCCTTTGCGGCAGTGCCTGTATTGACTTCAATCATGGCGCCGCTTGCGTGGGCTTCGGCAGTAGGGTCTAATGTGTTGTCGGCTTTTGGTTATTCTCGGCCTTCCACAACCATAACCCCCACAGTTTACGTCAAACGTTCAGCAGCAAAACTAAACCAGACCGATGGTACCGATTATGCCGATCAAATGGCTATGACGACCACAGCTGCTACGATGATAACAGACGAAATCGGACTCACCAAAAACGACGAGATGAGCTTTGCATACCTATGCGGCATAAATGCAGCCGTGTTCAGGTTCAACACGAGTACAACTACTGCAGTTGGCACTCGCGTCTTGTCTTTCCCTTTGGCACCTTTCATGATGAAGGGTCGAGCTGATGTCACTAGCGCAGTAATTATGCATCCAATGGCATACATTGCTAACCTCTTTAACAAGTATAGAGGATCTTTAAGTGTCACACTCGATTTCGCCAAAACCGTGTTCCATTCTGGCCGCTATTTAGCGGTCTTTGAACCAATTAATCCAGAGGGTACCACTTATCCTGTGTCGCGAATTAATACCATACAAGATGCCATTAATTGTCACAAAGACATTGTGGACATCCGTAAGGGCACCACTTTTACAGTGGATTTGCCCTTCACGTCTGTGGTTCCTTATTTGTCAACAGAGAGGCCTTATGGCTATTTTCATCTGTTTGTTCTGAATGCGCTCGTTACTGAGAACCCGACCGTCCCCGGAATCATATCCGTGGGTGTGAAGGTTAAAGCTTTGGAAGACATGGAATTTTGTTGCCCAACGGATCCTCGCTACTCACCTTACTTACCTCAGGATGGTACAGTTACAGTTGGCCTCGGGGCTGGCCGTCTGCCGGCAACCCTGGATGGTGTGACTTACCAGTCTGGCCTTGAATTGGGCGACTCTATGATCATTAACAAGAGTATAGGTTCAAGTACAAAACCAACAGCAACTACAGATTACGCGGCTATGTGTATAGGGGAGAAAATCCTATCTATGAAACAAGTTGCGTTACGTAGTAAGTTGATTCGTGTGGCCAATGGCACTTTACGTGACAACCAAGATATTTTTGCGGTTGACACCTTCTATGACACAGAGTGGGCTGCCATACCCAACACGAACATTGACTTTAAGCAATGGTTTGATTACTACTCGTACGTTGGGCGAATGTACGAGTATGTGAGAGGAGGAATTAATCTGACAATCCACAATCAAGACGCTGCACAGCAGATTGTGGTTGGAGTTCGCACAGACTCCAGGTTCTTCAGCGATATACAACCTGAGTCTCCGTACAATGAATTTGCTTTACAGCACCTCATTGAGCCTGAGGGTGTGGACAGGATCTACATTCCACAGTACACTAACTCCTACGTCAGATACGCCCTACCCACCTTTCTACAGGACCGTGGCAACGCTTTGCCTAATGTCACTGATTTTGGTTGGGATTCTGGAGTGACACAGACTTCTCTGACTGTGTATGGCATGTCCTCGGGTTTACCCATTGACGGCCTGAAGTTATGGCGTAGCGGCGCCGACGACACTCAATTTGGAGGCTTTAAGGGTACGCCTTATATGATTCTACGCGAGCCGTACAACGGTGAGGTGGACTATAAGTCAGAGAACTACTTTTTCCCACTTACGTAGGGAAACCTCCCGACAAAACAAGTCATTAAAATGTCCAAGTCGAACCTTCGGGGACGCACCCCCCCTCTGCCTAGAGGGGGGGAAAGACGGGCCATTAGGGACCCGCCGGAGTTGGGTTTTCTCCGCAACAAAAGCTCGTGACCAGCATTATGGTCATTAGGTTAGCATGTTTTATTTGTTCACCTCTCCCCCCCTTTCGGGTGCTCACGGCACCCACTCCCACGTCCAACCAGACGTCCACATTCCGTAAAGGTTTGTTTGTAATGTTTACACTGCCTAAAGTGTAAGAGGTTTTGTACCCTGGTTGGCGCCGGGGGA